CATTCTTGGCGTCCTGGGCATCCTTGTAGCTCTTGAACTCGATGATACTACCATTCAGGCCAGTAATGAAGTGGCCACTCTCATTCATCGTGAAAAAGGCCTGCATCCATTCCGAGCCGTTGCGGATAGTCTTGGCATCGCGCAATGCTCCCACCCTCAGATTCGGAAAATCTTGTCCAGCCACCGTGATGACACACCCACTTTCAGACATCGCATAGTAATAGAGCAGCTGCATAATCGTGTATGTCTTACCCGAGGATGTGCCCCCCTGGTTCACCCTTACACGTTCTGGGCCCGACAGATTCGCCCGGAACAACGGCCCTATAACTTTATACGGCATCATATTTCTATCTCGTTCTCGCTCGTTTTTGGCTCGACACCACTCTCCACGAATCCTATCTCTATATTCGTATCGAGCGTGCCAGTCAGCTTTGTTTCGTCCACAGGCTTTTCGCCCATAATATCCCGAATGGCATTGAACGCCTGCACATCACCACGCATGGCCTTCTGGAACAATCCCACCACGGAGGCCATCGCATTCGTCCTGTCATTCTCAGTAATGCCCAGCGTGGCCATCGTTTTCCTGAGATTCTCAGGCGCAGGCAAACCAGCATACATTTCGACCAGCGAGGCAAGCATTTTCTTTTCTCGCCTCGCCGCCACACTGGCCAGCCCCCCCTTTCGGCCTATCTCCCGTGCTTCGTCCGTGGTTAATCTACCCTTGTTCTCTTCGAATGTCATACAAATGCAATGTCCTTCTCCATCACCTCGTTCTCGAGGAAATAGTTTGCCCCTGACAGGCGGCATGGCCTCTCACACAGGCTCATGTCAACATGGTACGCGCTTTTCCTCTCCAGTATGTTTCTATCGAGGATGTGCCCTACAATCTCATTTGGCCTGTGACAGCAGTATGGCACGTTGCCATTCCAATCGACTGTTATCACACTCCAGTTGCCAATGCACCACGGCGACTGATAATCCTTCAGCTGGAACTTGAACGAGAACACGATGCGCGGGTCGGCTATCTCTCCCAGCCACGATTTAACCATTTCCTCGCTCACTTCACTTTTCCCACCCTCGAAAGGCCGTAGGTAGATGTAATCGACATCCAGCCCCTTCATCGCCTCGTAGAACTCCACGACATCATCCTGACACCGTGCCACACACTGAACGCCGATATTCGTCCTGCTCTTTGTTTCCCGTCTGAAGGCGCATATCTCCCGTATGTTCGCGACAACCTTCTCGAAGGTGTCAACACCCCGTATCGCCCTGTAACGGCTGCTGGTGCCCGCATCTACGCTTACCTTCAGGAACACAGGCGAACACTTGACCAGCTTGACCAAATTCGTGTTGATGCCATAGGGCACGCCATTCCGCTCCAGCCATCCAGTTATCTTCTCAAAGTCAGGATTCAGCGTAGGCTCACCGCCACCCGTCAGGATGATGCCCTGAACACCCATATCGAGCAGCCTGTCAGCATACAACGCAAAACTCTCAAAGCGCATGTAATCGCCAGTCGTATGAGCATAACGGCAATAGTCACACCGGGAGTTGCAGAAGTTCGTCAGGAATACGTCTGCCGTGATGGGGCGCTTATCTCCCTGGCACCTCGTGGCATATCCCTGCAGCTTGTTTCCTCGTATCATAGCTTCCTATATTTTTCGTGTAATATCTTCGGGGCCGTGTTATTCCATCTTACGTTGTGATGGATTCGCCTGTGCTTCGACACCAGTACCGCGATCCGCACACCACTCGGATGCACCACCACGGACATAAAAGACTTGACGTAGGTTCCGGCATCCTTATAGACGTCCGTCATTCCCCCAGCAGTCTGCTGGCTGCCCTTCTGATTCAGGCTCAGTTGTGTTGTGCTAAAGAACAGGCCACCACGGCAGCCCAATCGTGTATATGTGTTCACATCATCATTGAATCTGCCCTTGAACTCAAAGGGGCGCTGCACATCACAGATGAAACTATTCATCGCCTTACGCTTCAGGGTAATCGTCTGCAGGGCCGGGCTATCCACGCCACCAATATAATCGCCACCCTGGCACATGGCCAGCGACAGGCAGGGAATCGACCTGTAATATTCGAGCATAATCATCCACACATTATCGAGGCTCTTAATGCTCGGTGTGTTCTTCATCACCTCTGCCTTGTCATTGAATCGGAACACGAACTGAGTATAGTCATCATCCAGCTCGATGAAATACCTGAATCCAAGCTCCTTTGCTATCTCAAAGCAGGCATTACGGGCATAGAGGATGGCCCGCTTGTCACCTGCGAGAATATTGTCTGAACGTTGGTTCCATTCCTCTTTGTCGAACACATAGCAGTTCTGCCGGCCATAGATAGACTGATACGTGGGCACTTCTTCGTCCTCATTATCCAGCACGAACACCACGCGACCAGTATATCCCTGCCGCCGGACAGCCTTATACGTGCTCTGGTTCTCAGCTCTCCCGTGCGTCAGGATGAACACCACAAACTGCTCGTGGAACTCCTTAACCGTCATTCTCTCCATACTCGTTCTTATATTCGCTCAGCAGCTCGTTAGACATCCTTACAAATCCCTGCTCGATAGCCTGCCCGAAGTCAATGATGACCAGTGCGCTCTTCTCAAACAGGGCCTGCACCTCTTTCGGCGCGCTGGCATAGTAGTCTGCAATCAGCTCGTAATTGAACTCAGTGTGCCGATGGGCGGCATACTTCAGGAACTTCTTAACATCAAGTGGAATCTTCGCCTGGTCTATCTCCTTAATCAGGGTGTCGGTCTTGGAGCTGTCACACAGCTGCGACAAGTCCACAGCCTTGCCCGATGGCTCATAGATAGGCGCATCAATCTTTCGCGAATAGGTCTCATCGACTTCCTGGCTCCACGGTGCCAGCCCCCACTCTTCGACAGAAAAGCCCAGCTTTTCCGATTGTGACTTCAACACATCCCTGTTCCAATCGAGGTTGGCTTCAGTAGTAGCATTATCGGCCAACGCCATTTCGCGGCCTTCCTTCGTGTCTAAATCGACATCGGTACGTTTCACCGCCACCAGCTTTGTGCCATCGGTCTCGACGATAATAACATCTTCCATGCCGAGCTCCAGTGCATTCTCCTGTGTCTTGTTGCCTGCCATTATCCTGCCGTTCTTATCGAGCAGGATAGAACGGCCAGCACCAAACCGGGCTAACGATGTCTTGAGCAACTTCTGTCCCTTCTCTGTGCCTTTGTTGAAGTTCTGGTCATCTTGAATCAGGTCAGCAACTTTGGCACGCGTAATCTTCTCTTGCATACCAGTAATAAATAGTTCGTTTATAAACTTAAAGAATATTCTGGTGCAAAATTACTGAAAATATTTATAAACACCAAAGATTTTCGGTAAATACATACAAAAATAGTGCCGGACGTATCATCACGACACACCCGGCACGAAAGCAACAAAGTAGCCAAGAAAGCCACATCATCAAAACAGAGTGGGATGGATATTGTGCTTTATCATCTTCGCCGCCTCTGTATAGTAGTTCTTTTTTATCTCAAAGCCGTAAGCCTTCCGGCCGAGGTTGGCAGCGGCCAACAATGTGCTGCCACTACCAGCACAGGGGTCGATGACCACATCATCCCGGTCGGTGAACAGCTCTATCAGCCTCTCGAGCAAGGGCACTGGCTTCTGCGTAGGGTGTATCTTCGGCGCACCATTATTCATCGGCCAGTCGAAACAATTCATCACCATCTGCCCCTCGTTGTTGAACTTCGGCAGCTTATCCTTGTAGAGCACCAGCCCATATTCACAGTTGCCGACAATCTTCATGTTCGCCTTCAGCACCTGGGCCGAAAACTTCTTGCGGAACACCAAAGGGATGTAGTGGTTGAATCCATACCGTTTCCCCAGCTCGATATAATAGTGCATCTGCTCGAAGGCACAGAACAGCACCATGCAGGGTGCCTTGCTCTTCCTGCGGCCTGTGACACCTATCGTCTCGACCTCTTCGTCCGTGACACCATTCTTCGGTTCCTTGACCAGCATCTGCGAACAAAAGTGCATGAACTCAGCGGGCCGGAAATCCTTATCAGTATCGAAAAACTCCTTGCCTGCCAGCTCGCTCTCGCCGTTCTTATTATCTCCATCCTTGTACCATACGGGGTTGCTGGCATAGGCGTTCTTTCCGAGGTTGTAGGGTGGGTCTGCAATTATCAGCTGGGCCTTCGGTATCTGGTACACTTTGAAATTCTGGAAATGCGAACAGAACAATCCTATCCGCCCCCCCAGCATCCTTGTCTCAGGGTCAACGCTGCGAACCATCGCCAATTTATCTTTCTCGTTCATAGTAGTGCTTTGATTTTAGCGAGCTGCACTTCCAGTCTCTTTGCTTTCCTGTCTGCCAGCTCGGCGAGTCTCTGCCATTTCTCTACCTGCAGCCGTAGCCATTTGTTTTCTGACTGCATCTTGTCAGCGTATGCCCTGTCTCTCGTGGCATACCTTCCCCGGCTGTCTCGTGGCTGATTCTCGGTGAATAAACTCTGTTCTTTCATTCTCAGTCCTCACTATCAAGAAAGCTGCTGAACTTCTCCAACAGCTTTCGGCATTGTTCCTTAGTAGGCTTTATGTCCCACGGGTCGATCTGCCCACGCAACCAGTCATCGGCGATGCCCTTCTCCAACTCCTTTATGCGCTGGGCCTGCCTTCGGTTCACATCCATTGCTATCTCCAACAGCTCTTCGGCATCCTTCCGGCTGTGATATTCGGCCCTCTCGCACTCCATGCGCCTGACCTCACATCGTAGGCTGCTGTTCTCAGCAGTCAGGGCTTGGATTCTCTTCCGCAGCATGTCCAGCTCTTCCTGCTTTACATCATGGGCAACGATGACCCTATCCCTATAGACGATTTTGTCACGATACACCACACCACCACCAACCAGTGTACCGTGGTTATTCATTATCGTGCCGTGATTCTCCAGCTGGATATTGGAGCCGTACAGATTCATGATGGTGCCGTGGCACTTCACCACACCGCCATGCACATCCATCCGCATCACCGTGCCATGTATCACTCTTTCCATACCCTTACAGCTTATCGTGTTCGAGGATAGACAGCCCGTAAATCTTCGCTGCCCGGTATTCAAGGTTGCACCCCCTGGAACTCTGCCATGCGTGGTCGAGGTAGATAGCATCGGCAGTGAGCAGGTGCGCGATGCACCTACCCATTGCCACACATTCATTCACCTTCACATCGACCGGGCACACATCAAACGATGTCAGCAGCTCAGCGTCCGGGAAATCTTCTTTGATAATCATCTTCAGGAACTCCACGCGGCAAGCTGCCATGCGCTTCTTTTCCTCGAAAGTCTCTTCTCTCCTGGCATTGACAGGAGTAGCGATATAGATTCTTTTCATTGCTCTTCGTCTTTTAGTTCGTCAATATATTGCCACCAGTATTCATTGCCCGTCTGTCTCTCCATTTCGAGCAGGCGGTCCAGCTCGTGCCAGTCTGTCCATCTATCGACATAGTATGTTGTGCCGTTCCTGAATCCCGGCCCTCTCGATGCTCTCAGCACGGGCCGGCCCTTCTCCGGCAGTCTGTCACGGTAGCGCATCCACACCCCAGCACGGATATGCTCGTAGAAGGAATCATCGCTGGCGTTGTATCGCAGCTCTATATAACCGCAATGATACAGGTTGTAAAGGAATCCAGCCCACTCAGAAGAATGCCGGATATATCCGTCTGAATCACTTACCAGCCATATCTCATTGTCACTTATCGGGTGGTAGGCGTTTCTTACTT